GGTTGAAAAATCCCTATGGGGCGGTAGTTTCCTCAAAACAGCCGATCTATTCAAATGAACAAATCACTAGGAGGTGACAATATGTCAGAAGAAATAATCAAAAACCAGCCAGGCGCTGCGGGAGATCTAGGTGGAACAACACCAGGACTTTACCAGGGTCAAGGTGCTTTCGCATCAGGTGGAATTGGTGGAGTATCAAACCCAGGAGCAGACACACTGGGCAATATTCCAACAGCAACTCTTGGATCAACAAGCGGAGCAAACGCTGTTAACCCTAGTGGTTCAGCCGCTTCTGGAATTTTGCGCCCTGAGCAGGCACGTCGTTTTATCGACTATGTTTGGGATGCAACAGTATTAGCAAAGGATGGCCGTCGTGTAACAATGAAGGCTAACTCAATGGAACTTGAGAAGGTAAACGTCGGTGAGCGTGTAATTCGTGCAGCAGCGCAAGCAGTTGGTAACTACACAAACACAGGTGCAACATTCTCTAAGGTCGAACTTACTACCAAGAAGATTCGTCTTGATTGGGAAGTAACAGCAGAATCATTGGAAGATGGTGTAGAAGGTGACGCTCTAGAAGATCACTTGGTACGCTTGATGACCAACGCATTCGCAAATGATATCGAAGATCTCGCTATCAATGGTGATGGTGCAACAGGAGCATTCTTGTCAATCATGCCAGGCTTTATCAACAAGGTAAAGACAAACGGAGATGCACATGAGTCAGTAGTGACCGTAGCAGATAATGCTTGGACACCTGATGTAATGCAGGGCATCATCAATGCAATGCCACGTAAGTACCGTGCACTTAAGAACAATCTTAAGTTCTACGCAGGTACAGATGCATTCGGTGGAATCGTTAAGAACAACGGTACACTTGCTGATGCAGTAGCAGAAGCATTTGCTGGACAGGTCCCAGGATCAACCCAGGCAAACCGCCAGTCATACCTTGATGGTATCGGACAGACATTCGGTGGAGCACGTACAACACGTGTTCTCGGAATTGAAGTTCAGGAAGTTCCTTACTACCCAGCAGGCTATATCGATTTGACATTCCCTGCAAACCGTGTATGGGGATTCCAGAGAGATATCACTGTAAACCGTGAGTACGTAGCGAAGAAGGATACAATTGAATACACTGTATTCGTTCGCTTCGGTATCAACTGGGAAGAAGAGGATGCAATTGCATTCGCTGACGCTGCAGCAGATGAGTAATCTGTAACAGTACCTTTAATGGGGGGCGGGAGTTCACTCTCCTGTCCCCCTTAATACTTTAATGATATAATACAAACAAGGAGGATACAATGGAAAATAATAATTACAATCAGCCGTTTTCATCAAACAATGAAGAAGAGCATGCACATGTTGAAGCCCCAGTGGTAGAGACACCAGCAGAGCCAGTAGTTGAACCAGTAGCAGAGCCAGTAGTTGAAGCAGTTGTAGAAGCACCAGTTGCTGAAGCAGTAGTTGAAGCACCAGCAGCAGAAGAGCCAGTTCAGTCACTAGGATTTACACAAACAGGCGCTATTGGATCAATGGCAGCAGACGGCCCAAGCAAGACAATTAAGTCAGATGTAGACCTTTCAGAAAAGGTTGCAATTCACTCAACAAAGAGCGTTCGTTGGGAAGAAGTTGGTGCAATTTCTAAGGGTTACAATATTGTTACAAAAGCACAAGCAGACAAGTGGCTTTCACGATCACATGTCCGTATTGCCACACCAGAAGAAGTCAAGAAGGCTTTTGGATAATTATGGAGATATTGAGAGTTTCGCCATATGCAGAAGTATCTGCTAATTTTGTAATTCCTGCGGGGATTGTAAATGCAGATATAACTGTCACCATAACGGATATGGCGGACCTTTCAATTTCAACATCAACTTTTACAGAGTCTTCATCTGGAGAAACATTAGAAATTTCTTTGCCAGGAAAGTACGACTCATCATACAGAGTTGAAATTGTTAAAGATCTTGGCACATCAGATGAACAAATTTTACAAGACGAAACATATGAAATAGTTAGACCATATGTAGATCCATCAACAAAAGCAACAACGGCAAGTGATATAGCAGCATATGCTATTAATGAAGAAATTGCAAGAGCGGTAATCGACTCAGTTGTTCCAGATGGATTCTATTATAAGAAAAAGGTTCTAAAGTTTGAGGGAAGTGGATCTGATTACTTGCCAATTTGGGATGATGTAAAAAAGGTTTTGGCTGTTTATGAAAACAATATGTTGGTAGAGGATAGACAGTATGAAGTTAGTCCAGATAAAACAGCAATCATTGAAAAGTCAACAGACAACATTAACCGTGCAGAATCTGCACCACTAGTATTACCAGCAGCAGCATCAGACTCTCTAGATCCTCAATTCATATACAGAGGTTTTGGAAAGACCTGGGACTACAGGATAGTTGTAGAGCACGGATACACAGCGGTTCCATCTGACATAGTCAGAGCAGCAGAGATGCTTATACATGACATCGAGTGCGGTAAACTAGATTATTACAAGAGATTTATTTCTTCTTATAACACAGATCAATATAGAATTCAGTTTGATAAGGGTCTTTTCGAAGGAACAGGAAACATAATCGTAGACAAGATACTTTCTAAGTATACTAAGTCTATTACAAAAATTGGGGTGCTGTAATGACAGTTTGCGAAACACCAGACTTTTTGTTTCCAATGCAGGCATCTGTATACCATCCAATAATTGAGCAAGGCCAATATGGAGCAATAAAGAAGCAGTGGGTTTTAGATAGAGTTTTTGCTTGCAGTTTTACCTCTGGAGGTTCTGCATTTAAAGAAGAAGTAAAACCAAATGTAAATATAACTCAACACTCCATCCTAGTTGGAAGAACAAAATCTGATCTTAGAATTTCTTCTTTAGATAGCAAAAATGCATTAACCAATATACTTATTACAGATATCAGAGATCAAGAAGGAAATCTTATTTATATGGAGACTTCTGGTCCAAGATCTGGAAGAGGAACTCTTTTTGAAATAGCAACATATGAGCCATTTACTGGGCCATTCGGAACCGTGGAATCTTTTAATATACTTATAAGAAGATCAGAGAACCAAACAGGTGACGTATGAGAGCGGTATTTAATTCTAATCAATTTAAAAAAGACATGAACAATATAGTTAACTATTCTGTTGGATTCCTAGACGGTATAGAAAAAGGTAAGACTGTATTTTTAAAGACAGTAGGAATGGAAACGGTAGAGTTAATGAAGGAGTTTATTGACTCTAATGCAAGAGTTAATCCAGACATGCTTCATCATATCTATGAGTGGAACCAAGTAGGAAGTTCAAGCGGAAGACTCTATGACATATCCTATACAACTAGCAACTTAGGTTTGTCCTTTAGATCATCATTTAGTCAGTCAAGGTCAATAAAGAATGGATCAAGAACACCGTTCTACGATAAGGCTAGAATTATGGAAGAAGGAATTCCAGTAACAATTAGGCCAAAGGTTGCACAGGCTTTGGCATTTGAAGAAAATGGAGAAATGGTTTTTACCAAAAACGAAGTAAGAGTTGATAACCCTGGAGGAACTGCGGTTGAAGGTGGTTTTGAAAAAGTGTTTGATATGTTTTTTACTAGATATTTTTCTCAAGCATTTTTAAGAGTAAGCGGTGTTGCCCAATATCTTGAAAACCCTATTCTTTACAAAAAAGATATGCAGGCAGGAAAGAAGATGGGTAAGTCAAAAGGCCTATCTACTGGATACCGATGGATTGCTAACGCAGGGGTTGGTGCATAATGGCTGCATTAATTCATCATCCACCTTCAATAATAAATAAGTATTTGGGAGCAATGGTAGATCAGCGCTTTGACTCTGGTACAACATATTTTTTCCCAACACTTCCAACAGATATTGAAAATCTAACCACAACATTTCCACAGTCAAATGGATTGTTTGGTGTATATGACAGAATGTTTAAGATGAGAAGAACTCCATTTCCTTATGTTAAGTGTGAGCAAGTTTTGTATTATTTCTATGCTACTGGAGACTCTATAAAAGGCTGGACCCCCACCGAGCAAATGGTTCACATCCAGCAAATGGTTAGTGACCTTCTTGATAGTGGTGATGACTCAGCAAAAGACATTAACGAATGGGCATCAGCAAACCAAGGCCTTTGGTCAGATGAATCTAAGCCATGTTTTTTCCATAACTTTAAAATTTATCAACTGGAAGAAACCAGAGATATCGTAGACTTTGGCACAGCCCGTACTTATGCAGGGAATAAGATAATCATAGACTACGATTGGCACCCAGCAAACCCATAATAAACGGGTAGTATAATTGAAACGAGGAAACAACCCCCTTTTAATAAAATGAAAGAGGTGAGAATATGGCATACAGCCGTGGTTCAAGTAGTAACATCATCGTAGGTGCAGCAGCACTATTTACGCATGATGCAGGTCCAATTGGATATGTAACAGAAACTGGAGCAATCACTGATACTCAAGCAGCATCAGACCTTCCAGCATTTACAGCATCCGCAACTTCATACAGAGATACATTGTCTCTAGATGATGCATTTACAAACGTAGGCTATACATCAAATGGTTTGGAACTCGCATTCCAGCCAGATTTTGGTGAAGTAGCAGTAGATCAACTTCTCGACGTTGCTCGTTTATTCAAGCAGGGTATGACAGTTAATCTAAATACCGCTTTTGCAGAAGCCACACTAGAAAACCTTCTAGTAGCAATTGCAGGAGATGACTCAGATCTAACATCCCCATCAGCAGGTGTGCAAGCACTAAAGATGTCTGCTGGAGATATCGGTGACGTACCACTAGAGCGTGGTCTCGTTGCAGTAGGTCCAGGTTCTGGTTCTAATCTAGATCCAAAGGAAAGAATTTATGTTGCATACCGTGCACTCTCAATTGAGAATGTTACAGTAGCAGCAAAGCG